TGGAGCTGCCGCCGCAACCGCTTTGCTTCCTAGCCAGGCTTTGTATCCCGGTATTGATAGTGCTAAGGTTACAAATAGTGATACGCCTGCTGGTGGTGCTGGTGCTGTTGCTGGGGAACGTTTAATTGGTACAGGTACTACTACACAAGTTGCTGTAGTTGTTAAGGGTGCTAGCGCTGCTAAGGCAAGTGCAAACATCAATAACACCACTCTGTACCCAATTCGTATTAAGCTTTTGGTGTAATTATTTGGATAAAGGCACGGTTAGTGCTTCCTAAACTATATTAAGGGAGGATCTCTTTAACATGGATCTTAAAGAAATGAGAGAACTTTTTAAAGCCACCGCAGAACAGACCCCTGAGGGTCAAGCTGCATTTCGTGCGTTCGCGGCAGCTCTTACGACTCCTATTCTTCAGAAGATTGAGCTGGAGTCAATCATGCGTTCACTGTTCGCAGTAGAACGTCTTGCTTCTGGTGCACAAGCTGTATATCCAGTTGCAGAAGATTTTGAAATCCCGGTCTGGGTTCTGCCTGGCTTGGGTTATTTAGCTCAGAACTTCATCGAAGGTATCGGAGAAGAAGTATATATTCCTACTTTCGCTATTAACGCTTCCGCAGATTGGAAGATTTCTTACGCGCGCGATTCGCGCGTAGACATCGCATCGAGATCAGCTGCTCGTGTTGCCAAAGACTTGGCAAATTACGAAGAAGAGTGCGGTTGGCGCGTAATTATGCCTTCAGCAACATCAGCCTTCTCTGGTAAGGGTCTGTTGGGCTCACGCCCGGCTCCTATCTATGAAATCAACCCCGCATCAACTGGTGCTGGTTATCTTTCAAAAGAACTCATCAATAAGATGATTGTTGGTTTCAAGAGAATTGGGCGCACCCTGACCGATCTGTACGTTTCACCTGAAGATGCTGCTGATATTCGTGAGTGGACTGACACAGATATTGACCCCGTAACCCGTAGAGAGATTTTCCAAGCTTCTGGTATGGGTCAGATCTGGAATGTAAAGCTTCATGAAATTCAACATCTTGGTGCAACTGGTTTGTACAACATCAACGGAAGTGCCTCTGCCTATGGTAAGTTCCTTGCTGCTGCTGGTACCGAGACTTACAACGCATATACTTTGGACAACCCAAATGTGACTGCTGCTGATGGTACTGTTGGCACACTAGGCGAGACTCAGGTACTTGGTTTTGATCTAGGTGTTAATGATTCATTGGTTATGCCGATTCGTAAGGAGTACGAGGCTATCGACGATCCTACTCTGCTTCGCGTTCAGAAACAAGGTTTCTTTGGCTGGGCTGAGTTAGGCTTCGCGTGTCTCGACCCAAGAATGATGGGTTTGGGCGTTATCGATCGCTCACTATAATATTTTTTACGGCGCCGGCGAGGATAGGAAGATCACGTCGAGCGCCACATGGTTGATATGAATATTTATATTAAGTTTGTATTGGCCGCAATTGTAGTAGAAGCTATTACCAATATAATAACAAAGTCGGAATTGTTTAAACCAGTTCGTGCTTTCTTCTTTGAGAAAAATAAATGGCTTCATGATCTTTTAGATTGCGGTTACTGTACTTCTGTGTGGATAGGTTTTGGACTTGCGATTTATATAACCTATCTAGAGTGTGACATCGTTAATGTTTTTATGTTAGGGCTTGTCTTACACAGAGTTTCTAACGTAGTACATTCACTGGTAGACTGGCTAAATGAATTAAGAGGACAAGGTAAAAACTAAACTGAAAAGGAGAAGTTAATAATGAAAGGCTATTTGAGAAACATCACAAGCTTGTGGGCGCACACAATGAAAAGAGCTGTGGGCCCCGGAGCACAAATTCCACTCGATGAACTTTACGAACAGTACGGTAAAAAGTATAATCTTGAACCTGACGATGAGTTTATTAGATGGCTTCAAGACGTAAAACTACGAGATAAAAACAAGTGGCAAATTTTCACTGAAAATGGTAAGCCATATGTTTTTGGGGATTTAAAGAAGACACAAGAAGTAGGAGTAACGGCTGTTGCCCAAGGTGATGACGCCCCGGCTCAAAAGGTCGAGGAGAAATCAAGGGGGGAGAATGTGGCACCAATGGTTGCTAAGGGAATGACCGTAGATGATGTTACTGGTCTTTCCGTTAGGAAATCTAGAGAGGTTATTCCACACATTATGGATGTTAAACTTCTTAAATATTCACTTCAGCAGGCCAATCAAATGGCCGGCAAAGACAGCTTATGCCGCATTATAAGGAAGCGTATCCAGGAGCTAGAAATAAGTAATAGGGGGTAGTGTGATTTGACCTCCTATATTTTTTACAAAAACTCTTCTTTAAACCTTTTTTTCATAAAATTTAGGAGGAAAATACACAATGGCTAGAAGCTTACTTAGGCAGCTAGAGCAAATTAGGCGCGCTGCTACGTATGATGATCAAGTAGCTGGTGTAAATGATGGGCCTACTGCTGAGCCTTCTCTTTCTGGTTCGTTAGAACACGATACTAATATTTTACGAACCATTATAAGACAGATGAAGGGTACGCAGGATTGGTTTACCGATCTTGGTAAATATTATGACCCTACCCAGACAGACGGCTCTAATACGCCCCTCAAGCAGCTTTCTTTTGATAATATCAAAGGAAACACACTTGATGCAAAAACCATCATTCTTGCTGTAACAGCAGACAATAATGGTGTTGGTTATGATGTAACAACCGGCGCTTCCGGTGTATTGATTGCAACTACTACACGTTATGCCACTTCCGATAATAGAACCGGTCTTCCAATTTTCGCTTCTACTGCTGGATCATATGTCGACGAGAACGGAGCAGATAATGTCTGCCGAGTCGACGTTGTTAATATGGCCACTGATAGTGAAATTGAATTTGGTGGTTATACTATTTACGCTAAACTACACGACAGTGTAGATTTTGGTGCTACTGGTAGTGGTACTAATGTTTATGCTCGTTTTTATTCTAATGGAGCAGTTACTACACTGCCTGCTGGAATTTCAAAGGTTGGTTTTGTTTATCCTTATAGAAAGCGTTTGTCAGATGTTCAAGAATATGAATGGCTACGCACTGACTTCATCAACTCTTGGGAAGGTGATGTCGAACTTATTGAGGATATCTCCAATTTGTGGGCCTTTACCGGCGCTTCAAACAACGACGCCGACCCAGCACCTTGGACAAGCACAGGCGCTGGATATCTTTTAACCTCAAATCCCAGTAATTTAAAATCAGCAATTGACTTATTAAATAATGGTATTGGTTCACTTCCCTCTACTGGTACCAACTATCTTAATGGTAATACAACTGTTTCTGAATCCTTGATTGATTTGGATTCAGCACTTGATGCTGTTGCTGATCAGATCGCTGCTGGTATTGGTGAGAAATATGTAGAGTCAGTAACTACTTTGATTACTAAAAATATTGCACACAATCTTCCATATTCTATTACCTATACATCATCGGTTGATGCTGGTAGAGAAGGAAAGAATATGGATGTTTTTGTAGATGGTCAGTTGCTTGCAGCTGATACTACAGTTAGTGGAGTTGGAATGGCTGACAGAGACTATGGAGAAACCTCGTCTTCGAGTGTAACTTTTAGATTTGACATTCAAGTCGGAAGGAACATCACCTACGTAGTACGACAATAATTAATATCTTATAAGGAGATATAACGAGTCATGGCTAATACGTTTAGCATCTACTTTGACGCTGTTCCTCTTCAACAATCGACAGCAGCGGTCGAAGTGGCAGACGCTGATAATTTGTGGGTGACTCACTCTCTCCAAGTCAAGGTGTCGCTACGTGGTTCCGGTTCCTTTACGCCTACCCAGGTTAAAGTTTGGGGTATAGATGGTGTTACGAGCGAGTCCGAAGCTTCGTGGCAACCAATGTCAGCGACTATCACCGGGACTCTTCAGAATATTAGTGATGAACAATTTGTTCATGCTAAGTTTAAGGATGCCGTTCCCAATTATGTAGAAGCAACTTCAAGTGGTGTTTACTATACTTATACAGCACCGCGCTTGAGTTCTTCCACCTCTTGGAAAACTGCCCCTGTAGATGAAGGCTCCAATGTTGGAGTATTAACAAACACAGCTCTAGATACTGAGCTTACTTTAGATAAATCAAAATTTATTGGTCTTCTTTTTGACAGTCTAGATATCAGAGATTTTAGTATTGGTGGTGGTGGTATTAGTACAACTATCACTGCTACTTCTGGAAGTCAGATCTATCAACTCATCCGTGATGACGTTAATAGTTATGTTCCAGTAGAAAAAACCTTTTCCAGCACAGCTAAAGTTCCTTTTATTAGATACAATGGCGGAACTGGTTTTTCTAATATAACTAAATATGATAGAAGTATTAAGACTGGCTTCGAAGATAAAATTGATTCTGTAAGTTGGAATAGTGGTACTGGAAAATTCAGCTTCAATGTTTTTGAATTTTCACAGTACGGCTTTGCTGTTATTGATAAAATCGTATTTACTTTAGATTCAAGTTCCGGC